TGATACTTTTTATAAAAATGAAGCGGCCGCGGGTGGCATGAGTACTGGTCCTGCAGTCGATATCAAAACAAAGGGTCAAGAAGCTGCTAAAGGATCTACAGATTCAGTAGTAAGTATGACAGCACCCTCTGATAAGCCACCTGTATCCAAAGAAACAGAAGAATATTATAATGCTCTTACTAAACATGATCAGACTAAAGCTGACTTAGAAGCCTTTGAAGGTGATTCTTCAAAGAAATATAAAATGGTCTGGGATGAAGACTTCTCGCAGGTAAAAGAATATGAAAATCCAGAAGACCAGAAAAGGTATAAAGAATTAAAGCGAATGAGCGCGGGAGACCATAATGATCTATACAAGAAACGAGAGGCTTACTTAGAGTCCTCTGGTGCATATCGCGATCGTTCTGGCAGGCTCCATGGCAAAACGGCGGCGGCTCATAGTATTCTTAATAAAGCGGGTGTAGTTGGAGACACTCATCAGTATGGTATAAACAGTGCGAGTGGATTAACTGTAGAACAAACACTCGATAAACATATAAAAGATACCTTCGCTGAAACCGTAGAGTCTGAACCACTTCCATCAACAGATATCGATAAATCTGCAGTCGATCCGCAGCTAAAGGAATCAAAGGAATCCTTAAAAGCTTTTGAAGGCGATAAAACTAAAGGTGAATATACATTTGCTAAGCTTGATGGTATTGGATATCGGCGAAAGTACGAAGATCCAAAAGCACAAAAGGAATATGAAGCAATTTTAGATGATATCGATCTTTATGGTAATTTAGACTACGATGAAAGGAAGAGTGAGAGTGCTGAATATTATAAACAACATTATCAACAAATGATTGATAGTGGTGTTGATTCGCGGTCCCGTGAAGTTCAAGATTTAAAGTATCGATACTTAGAAAGTATGGGTTATGGGGATAGAGTGGGTAGAAATCTAGAGCGGGTCAAACACGAATCATTTTATCAAAATCTTTTTCTTCGTGATAAAGGAATGTTGCCTTCAGAAGGCTCGTATACAACCGGAATGGCTGGAGAATATAATCCAAACCAAATGATACACAATCTATTGATGAAGAAGCCTGCATCTGCTGATGAAACAATTGCCTCATCAACTAACATCAAAATAAAGGCTCAAGAAGCTGCTAAAGGATCTACAGATTCAGTAGTAAGTATGCCTCAGGCAAAAAATACTTCTTCAACAGTAAGCTCTGAAGTTGAAAAGTACCAACAAGCTCTTATCAAGAATAAAGAAGCTGAAACCAATCTTAAATCTTTTGAAAGCGATTCTTCAAGAGAATTTAAAATGGTAACTAAGGAAAATGATTGGAGTGAATGGCAAGAGAGAGAATATGCAAATCCCGAAGACCAGAAAATTTATGATTCATTAAAAAAGAAATCTTTTGAAAGCGAATCATTAGTAACAAAGGCAAGGGATAATTACTTAGAGAAGCAAGGGGTTGATACTAAAGACCTAGGCAAAGACCTGTGGACTATAATGCACCTTCAAGATAAAGGTGTAGTTGGAGACAATGCGTCATTCGGCATAAATAGTCCGAGCGGAATGACAGTAAATGATACACTAGATTCGTATATGTTGAAAACCGCTCCTGTGATTGATAAATCACAATTAACAAAAAACATGAATACGGCTGGTGTTGATATGTTAAATCAAACAAGTCAGATAGCAAATACAAAAGCTTCATTGGAAGCTGAAAGTAAAGAAAGCGGAGATGTTAATACTAATGTGGTTGATAATTCTACAGGCCCATCCAATACAACAGTGATTAACGAGGCTCCAAAACACATCGATAGAACAATGCAGATGTTTGGAGCTATTCCAGCATACTAAAAAGGGGTGATGACCTCGGCCACCACCCCTATGATGAGTACTATATCAACATTATGATTGTTGAGCTAGTTTAGCGAAGTAAGATAATGTGTCTTCGCCATCGTCGTCATCATCACCTTCTTGAGCAGTAGCTGGTTGAGGTGTTTCAGCTGGAGGAGCATCAATTACGGCTTCTCGAGTTACGTTTAGTTCATCAACGGTGTCGACGGATAATGTTTCCGCGACACTCGCTTCTCCGATTACATCATACAGCTTTTTCTTCAATTCGCTATATGTTTTGTATTGTTCGGGGTCTATGAACTCCTGCAATTTATGAAGTTGGTTGTATACGATTTCAAGTTTTGAATCATCACCATCAAAAAGTGACGAAGCAGAATCGAACTCGGACTTATCATAATTACGATAGCCTTCTACGTTCCGAATCTTAAGCTTGAAGCTTGCTCCACCCCAAAAATCAAATGGATTGATTGGAGTTTCGTCAGCAAACTGTGGTTGCATTACATCCATAATCTTATCAAAGATCTTCTTTCCAAATTTATAAAGGAATACCTTTCCTTCATTTTCTGGGTTTGCTGAATCAGAGATAACAAGGATGTTGGAAACATGGTGGAGTCGACGCTTGCGTTCACGAGCGATATCTTTATCGGATTCGATTCCACTGTTCCATAACTGTGAATTCATTTCAGACACAGGATCTTTTTGACCAATAGAAGTCAAAGACTTCTCAATGTACCATTTACCAGTTGGGCCCTTGAACCCGTGATCCCAGTAACGAACCCAAGGGAGATCTTCCCCTTCACTTGCGGGAAGAAAACGAATAACAGCGTATCCATTTCCTGCCTTGTCTACAGTTGGTGCCCAAAAGCGATCATCTGAATAATTATTCTTTTCGGTATTAGTATCCGATGCTTTAATTAGTTTAGAGATTGCATCTTGGCGATTTTGTTTTAGTTGTGCGAATGACATATTATTGTATTAGTATTATTGTATTATTGTATTGCAGTGTATTTAATTAATATAAGAGTATTATACCATAGACTCATCTTTTGTAAATGATAAAAGAAGAATATTTTTGATTTTTTCTCGGTTTATATTAACTAAGCTTTCTTTGTATTTCATCACCATCATTGCCTTTTCCTTCTTCATGTGAAGTGGATCATTCAATAGTGGTAATAAAGGGTTTATAAAATTGACGAGTTTATCAATGATTGCTACGGTTTCGATGTTAACGTCTCCTTGTTCAAGTCGATTTAATAATTCGTTTTGTCCTTCTTTACAGGTACATAGTTCATCAAAATCATAGTCAGAGAGTTTATTTATATCATTTTTGAACCGATAAGTCAAAGATTCTAAACGAGATTGTCTTTCGTTATAGCATTTCTCTTCCATATCACCGATCCAGCTCTTTCCTTCAATGAAGTTAGCATGGTAGAAATCCTTTATTGAATCAATATTGTGTTTCTTAGCTAACCGATGAAAGAAATACTTGTCTCTCCGTTTTTCAAAGGAGTTGATGCTTACATTCGTTTTGAAATTATATGTATAGGCATTATAAGTCGCGCTAGTATAATGTAATCGAAGAGCATTGTATATCTGATAAGCCTGATATCCGTTCATTATTCTTCATCATCATCGACTGCAATGACCTCTTCCCCTTCCTCTACACCAGAATACATGATGCCTGCATCGTACATATTTTCAATGATTTCCTCATGGAGTTGTTCAGCAAGATAACCTTGCACCTCTTCTCCCGCGAAATATCGCTTATCTTTATCATAGTAATATATTATTACATCATCACCATTATCATCTTGATTTACAAGAATAACATACTTGTTTCCATCATATTCAACGGGCACATTCCAAATAATTTTGGTAGATGTTATAATTGCGTCTCTGAGTACTTTGATTTTTTTCATAATATTATTCGATAACGTCGATTCCGTTTTCTTTCATTACTTCGGTAATATTCTTACCATTGATTTTAAATGCGATATAACAATAACTTGAGTTTCCAACTAGATCTCTACATGCTTTTGCTATCGTATTATATCGAACACCATCAACATAATAACCATCTTCCTTTAGAGTTCCTTCCACGGGCTTGAATCGTTTCCATGTATCAATAGTTAATTCGGTTTCTCCAATCTTATCATAGAGTTCTCGCTCAAGCTTTGCCCAAGAATTTGATTGTCGTGCTTTCTTCACTTCTTTGATTTCTGTATAATTACCTAAATCAATTTCGTTCGATTCATACTTTAGACTATCAATAATATCTGTCACGGCATCGACAAGCGACAGATCTTCATCTAAGATCCATTCTCCTGCATAGGGTTGTCGAATGTGATGAATAAGTTTTTCTACATCACTTGCAACTGGTTCTTTGAATTCCCATGCCTTCACCACGACATAACCAAATGGCATAATCGTACTTGCATCTCGTTTGAGTTGTCCTTCTCTAATAGGTAGCTTATCTCGTGACTGAGTAATTCCTACCTTCTTTCGATTCTGAATATCTACTTCTTCTAGCGGATCGTATGGTTGACCAATATATAAAACGTGTTTCATCTTAAAATAAGGTTGCGGTATTTGTTTTAATGATATTTCTGCTTTTAGCTTCAGCCTCTAGTTTAAGCTTAAGGGGTCCTGTTACTAATTTTGCCATATCAATAGGATCAATCATTTGCTTTTCACAGATGTGACAGATAGCTTCTGCGTATGACATCTTATCTTTAAAAACAAGTTGCTCGGCTTTATCACGAAGTTGCTCTTTAGTTATAGTTGGTACGATTGTGGGTTCTACTCTTGCCATTAAAATGTTTTTAATAATATTGTTTCATTGTTTATACGACCATTAGGTGTTTTCTTCTTAGTCTTCAAAAGATCAAGAGCCTTTGTGATCTGCTTATTTGATTTATTAACGATAATAGGTAATATATCATCAGGCTTACGCAGTGTCAATTCGAAACTCTTATTTGTATCAAAGCTTTGAAGAGTTGTACCTTTAACCGCAAATCCATCCGCGTATTCAGATTCGTAAACAATAAGTTTTCGAGTCTTTGTATTAAAAGCATATAATGTTTTAGCACCTGGTACAACCAGAGGAGATACCGAACTGACTCCAAAGTTTTCGTCAGAACTCTTATACTTAAGATTCTTCACTTGAGTGTCCGCACTTTTAATCTTTGGCTTTCGTACTTTACGAACGGTCTTATTCGAGGCCGCGAACTTATCTAACTGAGTAATCATATCATCAATCGCCTTAAGTCGCGAACGAACGCCTGGCTTGGTCAGAAAGGACCATCCCTCAGTGTCAAATTCGTTATCTCTATCGAGGCAGTTTTGCAGACTGATCTTATATCTCTCGAGCCAAGCATAAACCTCTTTTAGGCCCTTTACGGGTATACTGTGGGCCTTTAAAAGACTTGTCAGGTTGATAGGAATCACTTTTGTTTGTGATTCGGCCCAGTGACCATCATCAATCATAGCCTCGAGCTCAGAAATAATCGTCTCATTAACTTTATTGGACAGTCTTTCTAAAGGAGAAATCGTAACCACATTTTCAGCATTGGATATAGAAGCTTTCTCCTTCTTCTCGCGAAGACCTTGACGAACCACAGCATCAACTTGTGATTTCACCGCTTGAAAATCGTCGTGGGCTTCTTTATTTGAGATACCATCCATCTTATTAAGATATTCTTCAACATCATCTCGAGTTGGAAGCATTCCAAGATTCATAGCTCGAGCAAGCTTAAGGTAAACAACATTTACACATGCTTCTCCCGCTGACTTAACGATCTTTATCTGCTCTTTAGTATATGTATTTGAAGACATCCACTTCAAAAGATCATCAAATAAGTCTTTCGACGAACAATAATAGTTATAAAAGGTGAACATCCGTGAACGTTCTTTCATAAACTTATCGATTGGCCATTCTCCGCATCCATCCCAATTAGGTTCAGATCCAGTAAACTTTTCATCGGTCGCAGCAACACGACCATATCGGTCAAAAATTTTAAGCTTCTTCTTCATTAATATATTGGTTAGCGGTGTAACGCGTTAAATGATCATATTCCTCACGGATATCATTTACATTTGGAGCAAGAGGTACATCAGCCACATATACTGCTTCTGACTTCTTGGATCGCCGCTTGCCCTTTTTGACAAGCTTTTTAATTAGATTTATTCGCTGTTTTTCTGTCATAATATAAAGTTATAAACTAATTCAAGTGAGTGTCAATGATATTTTCTCTCTAACCGAGTTTCGTAATCAATATATGTCTCGTAATATCCTGGTTCAATGAATAGTACTTCCCCGTTTTTATCGTAGTGTGTTTTTTGAGGTACCCACCGTTGCTTCTTCACGGGAACTTGAACAGGAACAAGAACATAATTTGGTTTTTCGTGCCGCGGGTATGATCCGAATCTTCGCGGGCTGCGATGACTTCTCATATCAGGTTGGCTAAAGATGATTCCACTCAGTCCCCCAATTAATGCACCCGTTTCACTATCTCCTTCTCCAACATTATTTCCAATAACTCCTCCAATGACAGCGCCAAGGACGCCATTACGTACTGTATCTTCATTAATTGCGTGGGCTGAAGAGACAGAAAGAATGCCCGCTAATAATAGTATTTTCTTCATAGTTTTTTATTTATAAAAGATGTGTTTACCTATCTTGGTGGTCTTCTTCATACTCGAAGCCCAATAAGGTGTTGCAATATAATCGGCATGGTAATGATCTGCACCATTTGTGTAATTTGTGACATATCGAGAAGTCACAATCTTCATCGCCTTACTCCATCGAGGGTGCATTCGTGCCTTTGCGATATTACTGTTTATTGCCTTTCCATTCCAACAAGAGAATTGCCAACGTTGAAGACAGACTTCGGCCTTTGACTTCTTTCGTTTGATTGATCGATTATGAATCACTTCATGTACTGCCTCCATCGCACCAAGAGAATATTCACCGCCAGCCTCAAGAATGAGTGTCGTGGCAATGATCTCTTCGTCAGTATGAAGAGCAAATGCCGTACTAATAAGAGTTAAGAATAATATTAAGTATTTCATAGTGTTGTTATATCAGAGTTCCTATTTAGCTTCAGCCATCTTCACATCCTTATTCTCTTCACGAGTCTGTTTAAAAAGAGCATCGCAGAACTCTCTCCACTCTTCTTCGGTGATCTTTCCTTCACGGAGATCAAACCACATAAAGTCGTATTCTTCGTAAGTAATCTTGTTGTTCATAATATGTCTTTCTCAATCTTTCTATGAATATTATATCCTATTTTGGTCGATTTGTACATAGGAATATATCGTTGACTATCAAGAAGTTAGAAAATTCCGAAAAAGAAACTGAAAAAACTCATAAGTCATTGATATATAATAACTTAAGGATTTATTAATGACCTTAAATATGGAACTTCGACCGATTTTCTGAATTTACACCCAATAAAGGTAGTCTCAAAGAGGTTTCGCTCGTCGTTGGGTATAGAGTGTACAGAAACCAACTCGTAATCACACTTGTCTGACAATGCATTCTCTTCTTTAGTCGCTAATACACATTGGTCATGCTCGACCATAAAATCCCACCATTCATCAATAGATTCCCATTCTTTACCTCGTGCCTTTTCAAAGACCTCAAATCTAGGAATAACGTGGGCTCTATGGATACCTTTCATATCACTAAAGTCCTTTTCACTCAAAAGATCTAAGGCCTTTTGAGTGATACCGTGGGGTCGCCAGGCACCATTCCATGTTGAGAAACAAGAGGCCCAAGCCCGTGTAATATAAGATGCAGGAATTTCCTTACTGTTTGCGAACAGCTTAAATATTTCAAATAATTCTTTTTTAAGGTTTTCATTCATATACCTATATAATATATCCTATTTTGGTCGATTTGTACATGAATATATCTTGTTGATGTTCAAGTACTTAAAGAATTTCAAAAAAGAAAATCGAAAAATTCATAAGTCTTTGATGTGTAATAACTTAGATAAATAAAGACATGATAACATTGGACATAATGAATCAATTGGTGCCATTGGATAGAGGTTTAGGAGATTTAGGAGAGGTCGCGACATTCGACTCATTAAACTCTCAATGCGTATGGGAACCTAATACTAATGATGAATCTGAATATGGTATTCCCACAACAATTAAATGTGAACTTGCTTCTGTTGATGTAGACGATCCTTCTGTCATAAAATCTATAAATGACACCAAGATGAGTTTAACAGGCGAATATGGCCTAGGCACATTTGATCAGCTATCTTATGAATTTAAGGACATTGAAACAAATGAAATAATCAAGAAATCTGATTGGCCTCCGACAGATCCTAGAGCGAAATATATGTTTAAATTACACCAAGATCCACGAGATAACAGAGATGTAAATTATATGGTTGATTTCGTCATAGAATTTGATATGTCAGAATTAAAAGAACCATTAGAGACGATCGTGTCAAACGCAAACCCTCTCATGTATACACTATATGTTGATGGTGATTGCGCATATAGAAAAGATAGAATTACATTTAACCAAACAGTTCGAAATTATACTTTCAGAAAATTAGAATCTGAATTTAAAAATGTTATAGCTGGATAATGAATCAGTAATATAAATAATTATTACTGTTGATATTGCCAATCAATCTTTGTTTTGAACAAATCAATTATAATGAAATGTCAACCTGCTGTCAATAATGAATATAAGCAAACCTGTTGAATTATCTCTTGTCATCGAATTAAGAGAATTTAGTGAAACGATATCAGCTATATCTGAAGCAACAGAGAATACACTAGGCGTTTTTATTGATCCTGTGAATGGTGAATTGAATTCTGGTCTTGTTCGAACAGAAAATCAAACAAGCGTGGTTCTATCTGGTCTTTACAGTGGTGTGTTTAGAACTACTATAAAATATTTTGAAGAAGGACTTGTAACATCTGATGGAAATCCAAATGCTGAGACAGAAAAGGGGTTTAAAGAATTAAAAGAGAGATATCCAGATTTAGCCGCAAAAGGTGAAGTTGTTCAACCAACTATCACAAATGATGTTCTCTCAATTCCTACACATCCGCCTCAAACATTATTTCATTATTCTATGAAAAACCCTCTTACGGTAGTTATACCATATCAAATAACGGTATATTATGAAGAAGCAGAAGGAGAACCATTCTTAGAAACAGAACCCATTACTCGGGAAGAACACGAAGGAGATGGAAGAGAAGGAATCACTTCACAAACCTTCCAAATAACACAAACAGTTGATTGGGACGAAAGTGTGCCATATAATACAATTAAAAGATATTATCCTTAATAAATAAGAATATGCCAGCAGTAACAAGAATAGGAGATGCAGATGTGAAGCATTGCACGGGTATGGTCAGAGCAGCAGGATCACCTAATGTATTCTGCAATGGTATTCCAATCTCTAGACAAGGTGATCCAAATACGGGTCACAAGAAACCTGGCGTACCTTGTCCTGGTCATAGTGCACCCATTGCAGTGGGGAGCTCTAAAGTCTTTATCAATAAGAAAGGGTGTGGCCGAGTTGGGGATGCTATATCAGGCTGTACTAGCGTGGCCGCAGGCTCTTCTAATGTCTTTGCGGGAGGTTAACCTCTTCTCTTTATAGCAACATAAAGGAAAGCCAAGAATCCCGCAATCAAAGCATAAGAGCTTTGCTCTGGAACATAAGTCTGTTGCAACTTAATGTTATCTAACTGAATCAATGCTGGGCCAGTATAAGCTTGAGGGATATTCTGAACAAAGGACATTGTAACATCAGAACCAACGATGTTCTGAAAGTTGATTCCAACATTTTGAAAACCACTATCAAGAACCTTTGTGTTTCCAACAGCATTGAATAGATCTTGGCTCAATAATGTTTCTTGAGTATTATTATCGGTGATAATCACTTTAATCGTACGATCCTCAATTACTTCGTATCCACTTTGATTTGCATATGTCTGTAAATCCCAACCTGCTCGTACATCAAACGAAACCGCGGTTGTGTATTCATCAATGATTCCAATATCCTGCGACAAAGTAATTTCTTGAATAGGCCCGTCAAATCCACTAAAGAAAGAATAGTTACCTTCCATTGGAGCAGGTGTAAAGAATCCAAAGTTATTTGCCCAATCAGTTGCACCAGTGAAATCTCCTCCTTCAACTTTTGAACTGAAAGAATTTTCTGTTTCACCAGTGAATGTCCATCCTGTGAGATCCCCAGTTTCAAAATTACCATTGACTATTGATGCAGATGGAATGGTTGCACTAGGAGGTGGAGGATTTACCGCAGGAGATTCCGCGAATAAGAATGAACCGATGAATAGGAATGGTAATAATTTTTTCATTTTTTGAAGAATGCTTTTACGAAGTTAAGGATTTCCCCAAAGAAGCCAACAGTTTCCTGTTTCTTATCGCTCTTTGGTAGTATATGGAACAGTAAACCAAGTAAGGCAAAAGATAATATACCTAGCTTGAGTAACTGTGAATCAATTTGTTGAAATATTTCTTTAATCATTTTACGGGTGATACGGTTCGTGCTGGACCTGCAGGAGAAGCTACAATGGCATCAAT